TTATATTCAAGTTATACTCAAGAAAAACTAGAGAATATCAAGTCAGTTGAAGTAGATAAGATTAAGGTTAAAGGTAAAGAAGAATTAATCACTATCTATAAACCATTATAAATAGTAGTATGGCAAAGACTGTATTCGACAGAATTTTAGACAAAACAACTGGACCTAAGTCATATGACTGGTACAGAAAACAGGTTAGAGATATGACTACACCTGGTGCAAAGTCTTTAATTAGTAGAGGAAAAGCAACAAGACGACCTAAGTATGGAGTAATGAACTTATTTGGATATGATGCTAAACATAAAGCAAAACTTGATTATTATGATAAGTTTCCTTTGATACTTCCATTAGAACCTGCACCTGGTGGGTTTCGTGGAATCAATTTTCATTATTTACCTTTTGGTGCAAGAGTGGCATTTTTAAGACAACTATCAGAATTTGCTAGTGATACTAACTTTGACAAAAGAACACGATATGCTATAAACTATGAAAATAATCAGTACTTTAAAAAAACAACAAAACATTATTTGTTTAGTCAAGTTAGAACTTCTTTTCTAAACATACCAGCAGACGAAATGGCAATTGCGATATTTTTACCAGTTGCAAGATTTGTTGGAGGGAGACCTTACTAATGGCAATATTTAGAGCAGGAAAAAGAGTAGGTCCTTTTGACATACGATTAGGTTTTCCTAGAGATAGAAGTTTAGATAGAGTTGATCAAGACCCTAGGTTAAGACAACGAGGTAATGATGAGAACACCATTGGTCGTTTTCGTTCTATGATGGCAAAGTCAGAGGGTTATGCTAGAACCACAAGATTTGCAGTTAAAATATCTGTACCAACTAGTCTTGCTGATATAGTTTCACCTCAATTAAAACCTAATAGTAGACCTACATCATCAGACCCTAATGCTGCTAGTATGCACCAATTAGCTACCGAGATGGGAAAACAAGTTAATATACATTGTGATTCTGTTTCTATGCCGGGTGTTGATTTACAAACACAAAAGATTCAATATGGTTCAGCACCAGAGTATGATTTAGTACAAGCGAGAGCATTTACTGGTCAGATCAATGCTTCTTTCTATGCAGATAAATATTTACGAGAAAGACAATTCTTTGAGATGTGGCAAAAAATGTGTGTAGATAGAATTACACATAAGGCAAATTATTATGATAGTTATATTGGTAAAATGCAAATATACCAATTAGGTTCATTTGATGGAGAAGGTGATAGAGATGTACCAACTTATGGTATAGAAGCGACAGAGGTTTATCCTGCAACAATAAGTCAAATTGATTATAATTACGAAGGTAACAGTATAGTTAAAGTCAATGTTGGTTTTAATTACAAACAATGGTACAATCTTACAGCTGACCATGTTGCTGGTATGGAGTTTGGTCAATCAAGACAAACTCTACATGAAATTAAAGGAAGATCTGGTATTGATGGTTTCTTAGATAGATTACCACCAGAGATTGCAAGAACAGGTAGAAGTGTATTTAATCAAGCAAAACAACGACTACCTATAGGAAGACTAACAAAGGGAAAAATATTCCCACCATTTACATAATTTTACATTATAAAGGAGATTAAATTATGGCACTACCAAAACTGAATACTCCAACATATGAGTTGGAAATACCAAGTACAGACGAGAAGATAAAGTATCGTCCGTTCTTAGTAAAAGAAGAAAAAATATTAATGATGGCTATGGAAGCTGATCAGAATAAAGAGATTGTTAATGCAGTAAAAGATATAGTACATTCTTGTACATTTGAAAAACTAGATATTGCTAATTTACCGATGTTCGATATTGAGTATATATTTTTAAATATTAGAGCAAAGTCTGTTGGCGAAACTTCTAAATTGAAAGTACTATGTCAAGATGATGGAAAAACATATGCAGACCTTGAGTTAAATTTAACTGATGTTAATGTGCAAGTTGGCGAAGATCATACAAATAAGGTTGTGTTATCAGATGATATGGGTATGATTATGACTTATCCTACACTTGAGTCTTTTATTAATTTAGGATTAACTAATATTACACCTAAAAATATGTTAGAGGTAATTGGTAGTTGTATTCTACAAATATATGAAGAAAAAGGTGAAAAAGTATATGATCCTAAAGATCAGACTAAAAAAGAATTAACTGAATTTCTTGAATCATTTACTACAAAACAGTTTCAAGATGTTCAAAAGTTTTTTGATACAATGCCTAAACTAAAACACGAAGTAGAGGTAACAAATCCCAAAACTAAGAAGAAGAACAAAATTGTGTTGCAGGGTCTTAGCGATTTTTTCGGGTAGCCCTCTCACATGATAGTTTAGAGAATTATTATAGTACTAACTTTGCATTAATGCAACATCATAATTATTCTTTAAGTGATTTAGAAAATATGTTACCTTGGGAGAGGGAAATTTATGTGGATATGTTGATTAACCATATAAAAGAAGAAAACGAAAAACATAAGAAAGCGAATAAATAAAACTATGAGCGAAGAAATTAAAGATGTCAAAATAGCAGAACCAAAACAAAAGATACAAGTTGATCTTGAAGTTGATACATCTGTTAAAGACTTGGGTATAAACCCATATGCAAAGATTATACACTTGGCAAGAGCAATAGACGCTTGGCGTATCTTTCCTAGAGTATTCATAACAACATATATCTTTTTATTATACAAAGTTGTCATATGGTATATGGCACTAGGTAATCCTTCAATGGAACAATCTGGTCTTGTAAGTATCGTAGTAGGTGCTGGGGCTGCATGGTTCGGTTTATATACAGGAACGAGTAAAAAGTAAATGGCATTAGGAGCATTAGCAATTTCACCAGGTATGACCCCACTATCAATGGGTGGTGACAGAGGTACGAAAAAAGATCCTATTGTTATAACTCCTGGTAGAGAAAGACTTAAAATAGAAGAAAAAAATCAAGATCGATTAGCAGATATAGGTCTTAGACTACTTGAAGCAATCACTGGTCGATCAGAACAAGGCGGCGATCAAGCAAAACCAAAATCACCATCACAAAAAGCAATAGAGAGAGATGAAAAGATAGGAAAGTCAGATACAAAAGATGGTCCTACATTTAAAGGTGATATCAAGAATATGGTTGACTCTGTCAAAGAAGGTTTTGGTGATATCACTAGCACTGGTTTTGGTAAAATGTTTTTACTTGCAACAGGACTATTTCTTTTATTTAAATATTCAGACTCAATAGCAAAAATACTTGCACCTGTGTTAGGTGGTATTAAAACAGTATTAGGATCATTGGGTAGATTAAATGATATGATAAAAGAGAGTCCTACTGGATATTTAGGACTTGTACCAGCGTATCTATTACTTACTGGTAGACTTAATAAAATATTATCAATTTTTACAAAAGGTCTTGTAAGCGTTTCTAAAATTCTTGCTCCTATTCTTAAATTTTATGCAAAAGGCGGACCTATTGGTATTCTTGGTGCAAAAATAGTAAGTTTCTTTGCTCAGTTTAAAGCATTTCAAAAAATTGGTAGTATATTTACTGGCATTGGTAAAACTCTTAAAACTGGTATAGGTTTTCTTAGAGCTGTTGTTACTTCAGTTACTTCAGCAGTTAAATTCTATGTTGGATTAATTAGTAAAGGATTTACAACCATAAAGGGTTTCTTTGTAGGATCTAGTGGCGTTGGTAAGATATTTGGTGGTATTAAATCAGCATTTGGTTTCTTAGCAAAAGTATCTCCTATGTTAAAAGGTATATTAGGATTTGCAAAAGCAATTCCTGGTATAGGTCAAGTTATAATGGTAATTCAAGGAATATTTGGTGCAGTTACTGGTTTTATAGAAGGTTTCAAATCAGGTGGTATCATAGGCGGAATTAAAGGTGCATTAGTAGGAATATATGACGCAATTGTTGGTTCATTGTTGAATTTACTCGCTGATCTTGCAGGATGGTTCTTAGGTGTATTAGGGTTTGATAAATTAGGAGACATGATATCAAATTTAGATTTCAGTTGGGAAGGTATTAAAAAAGGGTTTTTCTTTATTGTCGATAAAATAACAGGTGCATTTAATTTCTTTTTAGATGGATTAAAAACAATGGCAAATGGTGTAATTTTTCTACTTAATAAAATACCGGGTGTTGACATTGAACCATTTGAATTAAGTGGTCAGAAAAAGGCAAGAGAGGCACAAGAAGCAACAAGTGCTTCAATGACTGATGCTCAGTTAAAAGGTGAAACTGTTCCTTTACCTGCTGTTGTGTCTGGTGAAGTTCAAACAAATCCAGGTCAAGACCCAATAGACGATTTTAATATGGATGGACCTGCTACTGGTGATAATGTCTTTGGTATGTCAGATAGAAATAAAAAGAGAGCAATATTTGAGAGAATAAGAGAAGAAAATCCTGACATGAAGGGTGGTGATGTTGCTAGATTAGCAAAAGCAGAATTCACTAAATCTCAACAGCTTGCAGAAGCACAAGCAGAGTCACCACCAAAAGGTGGTGCAGGAGTTGTTGTTGTTAATAATAGCACTAGTAATAATACAAACAATAGTAATAGTACTACACAAAATATGGGAAATATGTTAAGTAGTACTCATTCAGACCCTACTCAAGATTTACTATCTAAAGCAAATATATAAGTTTAACCTTTTTGTTGTAGATGTTTTTCAGTCCAGATATCAAAAGAAATATTCCTATCATCGCACCATTTTCTTGCTGACGCAAACTTATCACGATTCATAAGATAAGTTTTCATCTCATACAGCACAGTTGACTTCTTTTTACCTTTACCACCAGTAGGAGGTCGCATATCTTTAGTTGGTTTGACTTCAATCACATGAGTTTTGATACTACCATCAGATGTTTTAACCTTAATCAGAAAATCAGGAAAGTACCTACGCTGTTTTTTACTTGCAGTATCATAATAAGGTATTGCTAATTCCTCACTAGACCATAACAATACGCTAGGTGTCTTATCAAAGTACTTCATACACCTTCTCTCCCACATAGAACGATAGATGATATTATCACAATCGCCAGCATACTTTTTAGGGTTCTCTGGTGTAAATTTACCTTTGTATTTTTGTGTTCTTTCTCTCATAGACTTATAAATAGTTATAACAATATTTATCAAGGAAAGACATGGGACTTTTATCTAATACATTAAACAATTTAAAACAAAATGTAATTGGTTCAGTAGTAGGAAAATTAACTTCTGGTGTGGGTACAGGTGGTACTGCCCCTATACTTAGAAAATCAGCAATAGGTATTGATGACAATAGTCCTCTTGCAGTACTAGGTAATGACCCTTTAGCATTCTCAAGTCTTGCATATCCTAGAAATGTAACCGATGATGCTACAAATGGTCACTACATGGTGTTTTATGTTAATGTGCCTAATCAATCAGAAGTCAATTATGAAGATGGTGCCACTAGTGCAAAAATTGGTGAGTATGTAAAAAAGAATAAATTGGTTACAGATGCTGAAGGTAAGATAGCATATAGAACTTTACCTCAAGGTGTAAGTCCTGGTGGACCAGGGTTTAGTAATCCCATTTCAGCAATAAGAGATAAAGTAAATGCAAAAATATCAGGACTTGGTGGTAATGCAACAAGTGGTTTAGGACAAGTGTTAAGAAAAAGTAAAAAGAATAATAGTAAATCATTTCAAGGTATGTCTGCTAGAAACAACCTTACAAAAAGAATATCAGATTCAGTTACTTTATACATGCCACCTAATATTCAAGATACACTCAATGCTACATATAATTCTATGGCAACAGGTCTTGCTGGGGCAGCAGTTGCAGGTCTAGCACAGGCAGGTAAAGAGTATAATGCAGAAGATTTTGAAGCATCAATTAAGTCAGGATTAAATGTAGCTGAATCAGTAACAGCAGATGCTTTAGCAAAATCAGCTGCAGGAGTAGCAGAGACTCTAACAGGCGGAGAAGGATTAAGAGAAGCAGGATTAAAAGCAATAGGTGCTGCAGATAATCCATACATGGAAGTACTATTTGATAAAGTGGGTATGAGAGAGTTTAATTACAGTTTTCAATTTGCACCTAAAAATCCTGATGAAACAGAAGATATTAAAAAGATTATAAACTTATTTAGATTTCATATGTTACCTGAATTAAGAGGTGAAGCAGCAAGATTTTTAACAATACCTTCAGAATTTGATATTCACTATATGTTTATGGGAGAGGATGGTGCTGCGACTGAAAATCATTATTATCATAAAATTGCAACCTGTGTATTACAAAATCTATCAGTTGACTACACACCAAACGGTGTTAAATCATTTAGAAATGGTGCACCAACACAAATTAATCTATCACTATCATTTAAAGAAACACAAATGTTGAATAAACAATCAGTTAACGAAGGATTCTAGTCATGGCATACTTTAGACAATTTCCATTGATGGCATATGATGTTAAAGGTAACAAAGATTACAAACTAGTTACAAATATATTAAGACGAGTTAAACTAAGAGCAAGTCTTAAAAATGGATTGATGTTATTTGATAAGTATGATGTGGTAGCAGGTGAGAATCCAGAGGATATCGCATTTAAATACTATGGTAGTTCAGAGTTACATTGGGTAATCTTGATGACAAACAATATAACAGATAGATTTTATCAATGGCCGATGACACAACCACAATTTGATAATTTTCTAACAGATAAGTATGGTGCAGGTAGCGAGGATGCTATTCATCATTACGAAATAGATCAGTTAAGTGGTCCTACATCATCTAATGGACCAGATGATTATTCACATAGAGTACAAGTCAATTCGGATCACGATAATCCATACATCATAACAAATAGAGAGTATGAAGAAAGAATACAAGATAAAAACAGACAAATACAGTTACTAAGCGTAAAACATTTACCTATATTTGTAGAAGAATTTGAAAAACTAATTAGTAGATAAGGTACATAATGGCAACGAAGAAATCCGATACAGCAGTTGAATTTGCTGGTGATTATAACATGGATGAAGTTTTACTCGTCAATCACGAAGGCGAGAAAACTGATATCAAAAAAATGATTACCGAGTTCAATATCTATGAGAGTATCTATAAAAATGCTGTAACAGGTACAATAGTTATTTCAGACGCCCAAAATATGATAGTCAAAATGCCTATTCAAGGTACAGAACGACTTGAATTCAAACTATCTACACCAGGTACAAAAAAACTCACACATACAGTTGACGCAACCGAAGAAACTGGTCATCCTTTCTATATCTACAAACTCACAAACAAGAAACAGATTCAAGAAGGTACTATGTTGTATGTCCTACACTTTGGTTCAAGAGAATTTATGAGAAATTTGAGAGTTAAAGTCAGTCAGGCGTATAGTGGGACGATGGATGATATAGTTGCTAAGATATTTGCAGATAAAAACTATCTAGATAGTAGAAAAAGACTGGTATTTGAACCTACACGCAACAATGATAAGGTAGTTATACCTAATATGAGACCATTTGCCGCAATTGATATGATATGTAAAAAAGCACTCGCAAAGAATTCAAAGGGTGCGGGATACTATTTCTATGAAACAACAAAAGGGTTTCATTTTCGCAGTTGGGAATCAATGTGTGTAACTCAAGGAGAGCATGAACGACCATTTAAACAACAATTTCAGTACTCACCTGCCGCAGTTGAACCTTCAGAGGAAATTAATAAGGTACAACAAGGTTACATGAATGTTGAGGGATATGAGTTTTTGCAGAATTTCCATGATGTCGCTGCTAATCAGGCACTAGGGGCGTATGGTCATAAAGTGATAACGCATAATATATTTGATAAATCATATAGAGAAGATACCTACAATTATCACGATTACTTTGGCACAACAAAACACGCTGAGTCTACTGGTGATTCATCTGACCCTATTAAATTTGCAGTTGTTGATACGCCAGTTGATTTTGATGACAAGAATCTATCAGAGTATGAAGAGTCAAAGGTAACATTACAACCTACAACACGCTTTCTACACAATGAAGATAGTGGATCCTTTGGTATAGATGTCAATTTAGACGGACTTACAGAAGCAAGACGAGCAAGTGTCGCAGTACAAGTTGCTGCTGGTACAAAGGTCAAATTACAAGTCAAAGGACAATCATATCTAGAACCTGGTGATGTCATATTCTTTCGTATTAAGTCAATTGACGCTTCAAACAAGACGCAAGGTAAGACAGATCCACAGTACTCTGGTCGCTATATTATCAGTACAATTCGACATAGAATTGGTAATGAAAAATATATACAGGTATTAGAATGTGTTAAAGACGGTGTACACAAACCATTTAAGATGGATGGCGTCACCTCATTCCCTGGTAAAGCAAGTTTCGACACACCACAGTTCGAGGATCTATATGAAACAGACGGCTTTACAGACCCTAATCCCAACATTCACGCATAGTATCACAAATAACGAAATAGTCAAGCATTTTCTTATCTCCTCTCTATCCCACAGACACTAGAAAATTTTTCCAGAGGGGTCTCCTCCCAATACTCAACCGATCGTTACTGAAGTTTTCGCAGTAACAAAATAGAGGACTCCTCTCGGTCGCTATAAACCATCCATTACTCTCCATTCTCTCCACGGTCGCAGTATAGATCGCTACGCTTCCTACCACTATCGTTATAAATAGTCTATATGATATACAAAATGCTACTCTGGACAACATTCTTTATTGTACTCATCACATTAATTACAATGGGAATCGTTGCACTTCAGCAACCGATAATGACGATATGAAAAGACTCAATAAACAAGAGATAGCTGCTAATGATATTAAAGCGCTTGCAGAGATTATACTATTGATCTTTGTAATATGCATATTGACATGACTAAGACTATACACGAAGAAGAAGCAGAATTTGATATGAAAAGAAAAAGAGGACAAGTAATTCGCTGTTCAAACTGTGGGCATTTATGTCATTGTCGACCAGTAGGCAAGTATGCAGACGAGTTTACAAAGACATCTGTGGTGTGCGGGTATATACACGAAAGATTTGATATACCGTCTTGTAGTTGTGATAATTGTACACACTTAGAAGAAAACAAACTAATTAAACAATGGGGATTGATATGAGATATGATAGTTTTAGTTGGAAAAGCGTAGACGGAAAGTCTTTGTTTTACAACGGATTTTACTATGAGTTGGTGTCACCATCCCCCATACTCCCCCACGATCCCCCATACAGAGAAATGCTCGATAATAACGGATCCTCTTGTGGACTTAGTCTGGGCAACATCGGCCGGGAGAAAAAATAGTTTATGGCAAATTTTATGGGCAAAGAAGGATTTCAGTGGTTCGTTGGTGTCGTAGAGGATCGTAACGACCCAAAAACTCTGGGCAGGGTTCGTGTTCGCTGTCTAGGGTATCACACGCCTGACCTCACAAAACTTCCCACAGCAGACCTCCCTTGGGGGCATGTCATGAACCCTATTACTAGCGCTACTGTATCAGGTGTGGGGCAAACTCCTTTAGGATTAGTTGAAGGCAGCTGGGTCATAGGTTTCTTTCAAGATCATGGCGATGCTCAGATGCCTATTATCATTGGGTCTTTGCCTGGCGTTCCGTCAGCACTTTCTTCGCTGGAGGACAATCGAGGATTTCAAGACACGACAAACGCAAACTATCCCAAGTATCTTGAAACAGATATGAATCGTCTTGCAGTCAATCTCAAAGAGGACGGCGCTGAGACCAACCCTCACAGCAGCCTCACGCTTCGCCGCTCAGATGTCGACCTCGGTGTATCGATTGCAGACA